CTTGAGGCCGAAGGCAGCATCGAGGGCGACGAGGATGCTGCTGACGAATAGGGCCGTAGAAGAGGAACGCACCCGGTGGCTCGCCCGCCTCTACGCCTGCGAGGGACGTTTCGCCGATTTCTGCCGCGTCGCAGGCTACATCCCCCACGATGCCCAGCTTGACGTTCACCTATGCGACTCCCCGCGCCGCGTCGTGGACTGGGGCCGCCGTACCGGCAAGACGCAGCTCGCCGCGATAGAGGCCGCATATACGCTTCTCCAGGACGACCGGCGGGTATGGGTAGTCTGCCCGACGCACGGGCTCACAGAGCGCGTCTGGAGCGTCGTGACGAACGTCTTGTGCGTGAAATTGGGGTTCCGGCCATCTTCCCGCCGCGACACCTCTCCTCGGCGTCTCGCCTTCGAGTGGGGCTCTATCTGTGAAGGGCACTCAACCGAACATGCGGCCCGCGCGGCAATGGTCGGGGCGGCGGTTGACCTGCTCATCTGGGATGAGTGCGCCAAGAGCCCAGGCAGCCTATGGGAGACGCGCCTGCAGCCCAACCTCGGCGACCGCAAGGGCCGAGCGCTGTTTATCAGCACCCCCGAAGGCTACAATCACTTCTACGAGTGGTACAAACGCGGGGAGCAGGACCTCAGCGGAAAGACGCGCGACCCCGACTGGCGTTCCTTCCACGCCTGGTGCGAGGTCAACTTCGGCAACGTGCCCGACCTGGAGGCATCCGTCGCCGAGGCCCGCCGCACGTTCGGCAAAGAACGCTTCGAGCAAGAATGGCTTGGTGAGTTCAGAACGTTCGCTGGGCGCGTCTACCCGGAGTTCGACGAAGGGCTCCATTGCGACCGCGACCTCCAGTACAATCCCGACCTCCCGCTGACCCTGGCCTTCGACTTCGGCGTAGAGAACCCATTCGTCTGCCTGTGGATACAATGGACGCAGGGTGACGAGATGAGGGTCATCGACGAGTACACTACCGCAGTCATCCGCGACGGGCGCGAGGAGGTCGTCCAGTCCCTCACGACGCAGGAAAACGGCGAAGAGGTCTTGCGCCAGCACGAGGATAGGGGGTATGGTGACTGGGAGTGGGCAGTCGCCGACCGGAGCGGAGCGGACGAAATACGGACCCTGCAGCGGCATTGCGGAATCCGGGCTATCTACAGGCACATCACACCAGACAACCGGCGGGAGCGCGAGGTACCGGCGGGCATTCGGCGGCTGAGGCGGTTTATCCGCGAGGGGCGGTTCCGAATCAACCCGGACCGCTGCCCGATTACCGTACACGAACTGAACCTCTACCGCTACCCCGAAAGGCCCGAGGACCGCAACGCGCAGGAGGTGCCGGAGAAGGCCAACGACCACGCGGCCGATTGCCTACGCTACAGCGTCGCCTACTACCTCGCCCGCAACCCGAACGCGGACAGGTTCGAGGAGCGTGATGACGAACCCGTGGCGGAGGATGGGGTGATGAGGCTCCCGACTCCGCAGCGCCACAAGCTACCCGCGTTCGCGCCCGCCGAAGACCGCCTCGCTGAACGCATTGGCAGGAGGCACAGGCGATGAGTCTTGCAACCCTCGCACGCTCCATGCTGAGTTCCCTCCGAAAGGGGGCCGCGACAATGGCCGCGACGATGACCTACCCGTTCCAGCAGGAATCCGCTGGCGAACTCTGGCCGCAGGAACCGGCGCTGACGCGGTACCGGACCTACAGGCACTATGAGCGCATATTCTCCGGCGACCACGAGGAGTTGTGGGACCCTCAACGAGACCCCGATGATGCTCCCTACGTGACGGTCAACGTGAGCGCGGCGCTGACGCAGACTATCGTGGACCGCCTGTGGGGCAGCCCGCCGAAGCCAGGGGTCGCCCAGGACGAACAGGTAGAGACGGTCGGCGAGGACGGTCTGCCTATCGCGCAGGAAGAGGACCCTCGGGCCGCTATGCTCAAGGACATCTGGGAGGCCTCGCAGCTCGACACCGAAGGGAAGCTGGCGGTCGAGACGCGCTCCTGGGCAGGGGACGGTGTGCTGAAGGCCTTCTATGATGCTGCCGCGAACGCGGTTCGGGTGACGATCGTAGACCCCGAGTCCTTCGACGCGACCTTCGACCCGCTGGACGCGGCCCGAATGACGGAGGCCGTCTTCTCTACAGTCATCCCGAACCCGCTTGACAACGCGCATGATTGGCTGTTCGAGGAGGCGCACACGCTGGTCACTGACGAGGACGGGACGCAGAGTGGGCTGATTGAGAACCGCCTCTACGAACTCTCGGCGACCGCCTACACGGGGCACATGCAGGCCGACCAACGCCTGCGGAGGCGCGTGCCGTGGGAGAAGCGCCCCGACATACTGGCCCCGCTGGAGGAGTTCGTCGAGACGGGCATCGACGTGCTGCCGGTTGTGCTCATCCCCAACCGCAAGACCGCGCGCACCCGACCGTGGGGGCGCTCAGACTACTGCGAGACCGAAGCAATCCAGCGGCAACTCAACCGGCGCTATACGGAGACGAACGCAATCCTGGACAAGCATGAGGACCTCATCCTCTACGGGGACATTTCCCTGTTCGACCGGGAGGGCGAGGGGATGGAGTTCAACTACTACCGCAACCGGGCCATCCCGCTACAGCAGGGCGAGGACCCGCCAGGGTACATCCCCTACCCGGGCACGACCGCCGAAGGGCAGGCCGAGGCGGATACCCTCAAGCGGGACTTCGCGCGGGTCTCGCGGGTCAACCCCGAGAGCATGGGTCTGATTGACGGGGGGCTGCCGCCGTCCGGTCGGGCAATCAAGCTCATGCAGGTGAATACGACCTCAACCGTAGACGGGCACCGGCTGGTAATCGACCCGCTGCTCCGGGCGGTACTGTCGGCGGCGACGAAGCTCCATGCGGCGTGGGTCCAGGGGGCCGAGGGTGTCGAGTCGGTCGGTTGGCTGGAACCCGACGAGATTCACCTGGAGTGGTCTGACGGCCTTCCGGAGGACATGCTGGAGTCCGTGCAGCTTGCGTCGCAGGCCGCATTGAGTGGACTCCCGCTGCAGAAATGGCGTCTGGTACAGATTGTGTTCCCTGAGATGACGCAGGAAGAGTGCGAGGCAGAGGTCGCGGCATCCGAAGCAGAGTCGCAGGCGGCGATGGAGGCCTCGTTCGGGGCCGCGCAGGAAGCGGCAGGCGGGAGTACGGACATCGGCGGCGGCGACCTCGAAGGCGCGGTGAACGAACAGGGAGGGTAGGCGGTGCCGAAGCCAAAGCCCGCACCCACAACCGCCGAGGAACTCCTGGCCGCGCTGAAGGTGGCTCATGCCGAGCTGGCCGCCGAACTACTGCGACTCCGCGAACAGGCCCTTGCGCGCGGCGTCGGGACGACCTGGACCATCGAGTTCGTTGAGGGGCGCTTGGCCCTCGTCGAGGAGGCTATCGCGCAAGTAAGCGCGCAGGTCCTCGGGCCGCCGGGCGAGTTCGGCATGGCCGCGAACCTCGTCCAGCAGGGATACGCAGTCGGCCTGAACCTGACCGCGAAGTCCCTGACGCTGCAGGGCGTCACGGACGTGGTAGAAGCCGCGATGACCGACTTTCACGTTCCGGCCATGCTCGCAATCGCCCAGGAGGCTACGGACGGCTACCAGGGCCTTTACCAAGCCGTCCTCCGCCGCGAGAACGACGCCTACCGCAAAATCCAGGCGCACTTCGCGCAGGTGGCGCTGGCGAAGGGCGAGACAGGCAGCGAACTCACCGGGCGGCTGGCGAGGGAGTTCGTGGACGCGGAGATGCAGAAGGGCGGGGTAATGGTCGGGCTCAAGCGGAACTGGGCCATCGAGGACTACGCCGAGATGCTGGGGCGCACGGTAGCTCAGAAGGCCGCGAGGGAGGCGGGCCTGAACCGCGTCGTAGAGACGGGGAATGACCTCGTGATTGTGATTGGCGGCAGGATTGAGACGACCTGCAAGACCTGCCTGTGGGCGGACGGAAAGGTGTTCAGCATCTCGAACCAGCGGGCCAAGCCTGATGGCGTTCCTGAGGCCCTGTGGGGCGGGCCGATAGAGCTTATCAAGGTCGAGCACAGCACAGCCCGCGACCGGCGCGTGGGGAAGAAGAACAGCCCGCCGGTCGGACATCCGAGGTGCCTGCTGCCCGGCACGAGGGTAGTGGCCCCGAACCTACTGGGGGCTACTCGCGCTTGGTACGTTGGCGAGGCGGTCGAACTTAGCCTTGCCTCTGGCGCACGGCTTTCCGTGACCGCCAATCATGTGCTCTTGGGGCCGGAGGGTTGGGTCCGCGCGGGCAGCCTCTGCCAGGGCGACTATGTAGTCTATGCACCCGGCCTCGAACGGGTAATGGGAACTCAACCAGAGTACGATAAGATGCCACCCCTCGTTGAGCACGTATTCGCTGCGGCGCTTGTGGCGCGCGGCATGTCTACCATGACTATGCCAGTTTCCGCAGAAGACCTCCACGGCGACGGGTGCTTCTGCCAGGGCCAGATCGAGGTTGTAGCGCCCGACAGCCTTCTGGGGGACTGTGGCCCACCCCCGTTCGGCCAGAGCCTGAGCAACCAGTTCCTCCATTCGGCTCCCGAACGAACCCTTGAGTTCGCGGGCGATAGCCAGCTTACGCCGGAACTCATCCGTTTGGGGCTTGCCTCGGACAGCATCGTGGGCAGCTTGCGTGATACGCCTCCGTCCTTCTGGTCCGAGCGTCGCCATGCGTATCCGATGCTGTTCCGAGCACGTTCGCCTGGGGATGCCCCAGTCCTTGATTCGCTTATCGATGGTTCCCTGGGATACACCAAAGTGCCGCTGGAGATAGCCAACGCTATGCCCGGCGGCATAGAGCTTTGTGAGGTCGTCTCGGTCAATCGCGCGTCGGTAAGTGCCCATGTCTATGACCTCCATTCCCTAAGCTCATTGTATGTTTGCAGCGGCGTTGTGTCAAGCAACTGCATTCACGACTTTGGGGCATACATCCCCGAGGCGACCACTGAGGAGTCGATCGAAGAACTACGGACGACCCTGGAGGAGTACGCGGACGACCTGGGGCTCGACATAGCGAACGGAGGACAGATTGGAGGGCGTGTGCCATGAGCCGGACCTTCCGGCGCGACAAGAGCCGCGAGTTCGGCGGGACGCACAAGCGGGACCTGCGGGCAGAGAAGAAGATGAAGCGTATCGTGAAGCGCAAGCCGAAGGCCAGCGTGCGGAACAAGCAGAGGGAGGCGTAGGGTGACATCGGTTGTCGAGAGTGAGGACCACAACGTCTCGCAGGTATATACCCCGACTGCTACCGCAGAAGAACGGCGCGAGGCCCGCGACAACTGGGAGTGCCCGCCGACCGAAGAAGACGCCGAGGCCGCGCCGACCGGCCAGAAGCCCGTGCGCTACATCGGCACCGTCTACGCCATGATGGGGCTAGACCAGCAGTCGAAGCAGTGGGTCCACAACTGGGATGCCATCCGCGACTGGAACACGCGCAACATCGAGGCTGAGTTCGGCCGCGCCGAGCCGAGGTTCGACTGGCGTATCAAGTACCCGTTGTCCGGGCATAGATACAATGACCAGCAGCGGGAGGAGGCGGCGAACCAGACCGAGGGCGCGTGGCTGTGTTACCTCGATACGGACATGGTGTTCTCCGCTGACGTGGTGGGGCGGCTCATCCACTCCATGAGGGCCATCGAGGAGCAGGACGGGAACTGCGAAATCGTGTCCGGCCTCTACACGAACCGCGAACCGACGCGGCTGCCGATTATTTACCGCTACGCTCCGGAGAGGGACCTCTGGACGAACGTGCTGGAGTTCCCGTGGGACCGCCCGTTCCGTGTGGACGGGGCGGGTGGCGGTTGCCTGCTGGTCAAGCGCGGGCTCCTGGACGCGGTGCGCCGCAGGTTCGGTCTCTGCTTCGGGATGCTGCCGAACTACCGCACCGAGGACCTGTGTTTCTTCAAGCGCGTCTATGACCTGGGGAAGGTGCCTGTGTGGTGCGACCCTCGGATACAAGCAGGCCATGCCTACCTGACGTTCGCCATGCCGGACGACTTCAAGGCGCTGCAGGCCGACGCCGCGCAGAAGGCCGAGGCCGATGGCCGTCTGTTCCGCTGCCTGCCGGACAGGGCCTTCCTGACAGTGCCGACAGCGGCGCGGCTGACGGGGCGCACAGAGGAGGAACTCGCGGCGGCAATGCTGAACCACATGGTCGTGGCGAAGGTCGAAGGCGGGAGGAAGCTGCTGGAACTGACCTCACTCATCGAGTGGCACGGGCGCGGAGGCGCTTGACACCAATGGGCCTTTGTGCTATTCGGGTAATGGGTGACTGCCGCATCGTGCGCTAGGCGGGTCGATCCGCTCGCCGAACGCACACAACAGTCGTTGCGGTCTAGGGTCTGCAGCCCGAACATCCCTCGCCTCGGGGACTGACCGCAGAACAGGGCACGCTCCAGGGCAGGGGCCGGAAACGGTTCCTGCCCTGTCTGCGTGTCGGGGATTACGAGCCGGATTGCGGAGGTGAGCCATGCCGACGAAGTCCGACCTATACGGCTGGACCTACCCGCGAGTGTTTACGGGTTCAGGGAATGCGACCGACGTAGAACTGCGGGCCGACCCGACAACCTATGCCCTGCACGTTACAACTGCCCCGGGGAGCCCCCTATATACGCAGGGGACAAGCTCGAACCCCACCTACGTCGCAGGGACGACGACAAAGCCGGTCTATGTGGCGACCGAAGCCACGGAGAAGCTCTGGGTAAAGGGGTCATCCTCGAACCCCGTTTACGTGGGAGGAGTCTCGGGCTCTCCGGTCTACGTGGGTACGGAAGCAACGGAGAAACTATGGGTCAAAGGCACCTCCTCGAACCCGGTCTATGTAGGCGGGGTCTCGGGCAGTCCGGTTTACGTGGGCACGGAAGCCACTGAAAAGCTGTGGGTCAAAGGTACCTCCTCGAACCCGGTCTATGTCGGCGGAGTCTCGGGCAGTCCGGTCAATGTAGCTACTGAGGCGACCGAGAAGTTGTGGGTGAAGGGAACCAGCAGCAACCCCGTCTATGTGGGGGGTGTCTCCGGGTCTCCGGTGTACGTCGCGACGGAGGCAACCGAGAAGCTCTGGGTCAAGGGCACCTCCTCAGACCCTGTCTACATTGAGGGCCTGGAAAACGAGGCCCTGCCGACAATGAGTTCGGAGCACCACAGCATCCACGAGTCGAAGCACTTCTACATCGGGGACTATATCGAACTCGGGTCGGGCAGTACCATGTCCTGGTACTTCACGACGCCGAACACGACGACCTGGACGCACATGACCTTCGAGGTGGACGCCCAGGCCCTCGTGACGGTGGACTTCTACGAGGGCGGGACCTACGGCGGCGGCGGGACTGCCTCAACCGCGCTGAGTCCGGCGCAGGTGCTCAACAACAACCGGAACAGCAACGCGACCACCTCCCTGACCATCTTCCGCAACGGGACGGCCAGCGCGCTCGGCAGCAAGATTCTGGGGGTAAAGCTGGGGGCGGCGACAACCCCGACGAACCGCGCCGCCGGGGCACTTGACCGAAGCGAGGAAATCATCCTGAGGCAGAACACGACCTACATCCTGGTCATCACCTCCGGCGCGGCGACCAACACGGTCACCTATCACGCGAAGTGGTACGAGGAGGTAATGCCCTAGTGAGCCGACCCGTAACCAAACCCGGTGACCCGCCCCTGCCGAAGTGGAAAGTGCGGGTTGACCCGAACCACAAGGACATCACGGTCGGGCGCGAGTTCCTCGGTGCCCGAGATGGCAACCGCGCCCCCGCGCAGGGGGACAAGGTGCAGATCGTCGTAGACGACCGTGGGCGACACCGGGGGCTCGTGCCCTCGGACGCCCGACAAACGCATCGCTACCGGAACTACCGTATCGCCGGAGTAGAGGGCGAAGGTACTTCGCGGGAGCGGTATACCCTGGTGGAGGAGTAACCATGCCGGACGCGCCTGTTGAGCAGGTGGACGTTGCCGGAGCGCCTACGGGGCAGACTACGGTCCCCCCGGCGGCGGAAGTCCTCACGATGGCCGAGGCACAGCGGAGGTCGGATGCCGCCGCTGCAGGAGCCCGCAAGGCAGCCGAGGCCGAGTGGCAGGCCAAACTGGACGCAGCGATGTCTGAGCGGGACGCGAAGCTGGCCGAGTTCGAGAAGGCCGAGCAGGCCCGCAAGGACCAGGAACTCACCGAGGTCGAGCGCGAACGTAAGGCGCGCGAGGCTGCTGCCGCAGAGGCCGCAGCCCAGGCCGCCGAGGCACAGCAGCTTCGGGCCGAGTTGGACGGTACCCGAAAGCGGGCCGTCATCGGGACGTTGATCGCCGCGAGTGCAACGCGCGTACCGGCACGGTACCATGCCGACGTGTACGCAGCCTGCCTCTCTGGCGAGCAGACGCCCGAGGCCGTGGAGACGGCGATGCGAGAAGCGAAGGCCGCGTGGGAGGCCGACATAGCCGCCTACAGCCCGAAGCCCGAGCCGACCGCCGCGACCGCTCCGCCCCGCAGCGTGGGTACGCCAGCCGCCCCACCTGCCCAGCCGACAGGTCATCCGCAAAGCGAGGCCGAGCGGCGCGAGGCAATCGCGAAGCTCACAGAGGCCTACATGAACGGCGACATGGAAGCCGGGAACAAGCTGGACGTGCTGATCGGAACAGGCCGGTAGCGCGCGGAAAGGGATAGGACAATGGCGCATACCACGTATACCACGCAGGGCTCGGAGATGTATGCCGAGTGGATTGCCCCGGCAATGGTCGCCGCGCGGGCGGCGGGCATTTTCATGCCGGGGATGATTGGCCGGACGCTGCCCGGATTCTGGTTCAAGGACTTGACCGGGCTGCAGACTAAAGTTGCGTCGTTCCCGCTGGAGAACTACTTCACGGGCTACGATGTGAGCGAGGACGAGGACCACAACGTTGCACAGGCGTATACGCCGACCGACGCGACAGTGACGGTCAGCGAGAAGATCGCCATCGAGGTCGTGACGAAGATGTCGAGCCGGACGGCGGCGCAGGACCCGGTGGCGCGGGCCGGTCGGATGCTGGGGCAGGCGATTGCCGAGAAGCTATCCGGCGACGTGTACGCCCTGCATACCAGCTTCGACAACGAGAGCGGGACCTCCGGAAGCGCCGCGACATGGCCGCTCCTGGCGGCTGCCCGAAATTCCCTGGAGACCCGGAACTACCGGGGGCCATATGCCGCAATCCTCAAGCCGCGTCAGTATTACGACATCGTGAACGGCGGGACCGTGACGATGATTTCTGGCACGGACGGGGCAGCCGAGCAGATCGTGCGGAACTACGACATCGACCCCATTGGCGGGATCAACATCATCCGCGACCCGCTGATCCCTTCGGCCAATAGCGGTGCGGACTGGTCGGGCGCGGTGTACTCGGGGCGTCCGGCGGTCGGGATCGCGATCCTGTGGGAGTTGGAGCCGGACTTCGAGCACGACGCCAGCTACCGGCTGGACCAGTTCGTCGCCACGATGTGCTACGGCGTCGGCGAGATCGACGGTGCGGCGGCGAACGCCTACGAGACAGACTACGCCTAACGGGCGGCAGTAACCTCTATCGCTGAAAGGCGGTCAGACATGCCCTACATGCACACGACAGATGGCGGCGCAGAGGCGTTGACGCCTGCTGCGGAACAGATGGGCGTGACGAGGAAGGGCAATCGGAAGGAGTTCGCGGGCGGTTGGCTGTGCCTGAAGCCGCCCTACGGTCTGTCCGATTACTTCCACAACACCAACGGCTGCGACGCCGACTGGTGCGAGCGCAGGCGTATCAAACGCATCTGGCAATGCCGGGTGCGCGGGATTGAGCGGGACCTAGAACCGGCGCTGCGGGAAGCCGCGAACGCGGCAAGGGGTCTCACCCAGGATGAGCGCCAGCACCTGCTCGATGCCGCCGACGAATGCGTTCGGATTCGCCAGCGCCGGGCTGAGCGGTTGGAGCAGCCGGTGAAGAGTGAGCGCGAACGGATGGCCGAGATATTCGCCGAGCAGCAGGCCAAGGGGCAGGAGGGGCTCGTGGAAGCCCTTACCGCCGCCCTGGCGAAACTGACTCCCGGCGGACAGGCCGAGACGAGACCGACGAGTGACGACCAACCCCCGCGCCGCAGACAGTAGGCAGGCGCGAGAGGAGACGAGACATGGGTATCGAGCCGCGCAAGCTGCATATCACCTGGACCGTACCGGCGACGATTTCCGCCGATGCAACCGACATCCCCGTGTTCTGGAACAACAGCGGACACGACTGGTCGTTGGATACGAACTCCCCTCCAACTTGGACGGCCAGGGCCTCGCGCACGGGTTCCGGTTCCGCGTCGGACGGTATCATGTGGGTGACGTACTCGCTGAACCGTGTGTCGGCGGCGGGAGTCGAGACGGGGCTGTGCAGTCACGTCCTGAAGACGGGCACTTCGCTTACCGCGCAGGTCGGCGAGCCCTTCGACAACATGACGGCCTCCAGTCCAGTAATCCCGACCGGGACGGGGATCAACTTCGACATCGACCTGGGCGCGGGCATCGTGAACTACACGGCCAGCGTGTATGACCAACTCAACTTCACGCTCATCGAGGGTGAGGGCACGTCGCAGTCCTAGCCCGTAGACCCTGAAGGGCGGTGACTGAGATGGCGGCCCAAAAGCCTTCCTTGATTGCGACGGTCGCGGCGACCGACGCGAACAGTTACGTCACGTTGGCCTTCGCGGACCTGTGGTTCCGCGACGGGCTGGATGCTGACGACTGGATTTCGTTTGACGACGGGCTAAGGACCCGCGCGTTGATCGCCGCGACCTGCCGCGACCCCGAGAGTATCGACGTGCAGCTCAAGGCCCTGGGCGCGTGGTACAACAAGTTCGACTGGGTTGACCCTGAGCAGGCGTTGATGTTCCCCCGCAGCATAGACTACGACGACAATGGCGACCTGGAGATTCCCGACAAGGTAGAGGAGGCGACCTGCCACCTCGCCTTGTGGCTGCTGCGTAAGCGGCGCGGGGACCTGGGGCCGGTTGACGTGGGGGCCATGCACTCGCAGGGAGTCGTGGCCGTCTCGACCGGCGCGGTGAACGTGAACACGTACCGTCCGGTCTGGTCGAACTGGCCGCAGGTGGTGAAGCTGCTCATGGGGGAGTTCCTGCACCGAGGGGCGACGACTATCCCCGGGCGCGGGACGGGGGCCTCGACCCGGCGTTGGTGGCAGAACAGCATCGCGACGTAGGAGGTGCGGGATGGCGAAGAGAAAATCGGCGCGCAGTGTAACTTCCATGAGGGGCCGGGCACGCCGCGCGGCCATGCAGATAACAAGCGTAACACCGTTCGGCAACAAGACGGCGAGTTTTCTTCGGTGGAATACTCTAGGGGCGTCCCCGCACTGGGGGGCGGTAAACCGGTCGTCTCGTAGGCGGCAGCGCAAGCGCCGCAGAGGATAACTCATGCCCCTCTCCGCCGACAACCCGCAGGCCATCGTGGCCGCCCTCGCGCGACGTTCCGACGCGGCGGGCGTTGCGGCGCGGAAGGCGATGTTGGGGTTCGTTCAGCGTAGGGGCGCGCCTGCAATCACGACGCTGGCGAAGCAGAAGGCCCCGAAGCTGTTCCGCGACCTGGAGAAGTCCGGGAGGGACGAGCTGACCGCAGACGGGGCGAAGGTCACGTTCGGCGGGAATGCGGCAGAGTACGCGGCATCGGTTCACGAGGAACGCGGGCGCTTGCGCGGGCGGGTAGGCGCGGGCACAGAGCGGCGCGGGAAGCACGTCTACCGGGGGAGCGGAGTTGGCATCTCGAAGCGCGGCGGTGGGGCGAGCAACCCGGGCGAGTGGAACAAGCCCGCCCATTGGGGCAAGGGGACGAAGGGCGCGGTGACGGCCTGGGCCAACCGCGTTACGGCGCGCCGACCGTTTTACCAGGGCGCACAGGGGAACGACCTGATAGAGTGGAGTGGGCGACGCTGGCGGTTCCGGCGGGTTGACTACGCCAAGCGGTACCCGGCGAGCCGCTACCCGAAGGCGGGCCAGCCGCACTTCCTGTTCGGCGCGCCGAACTCGGCCTATGGCGAAAAGCGCCTGTGGCTGCTGAAGGAGATGGCGACGGTTGGCGTGAAGGCGGCGGGCGAGGCAGCGCGCAGGGGGAAGGCCTGATGCTACAGACCACGCGGACGGAGTTCCAGAGGGCTACCGGCGTCGCCTCCGAGTGGGGGATGAAGCACAACGAAGACGACACACTCGCCTGCGTGGCCTACGGGTACTTCGAGCCGGTCTCGCTGACGCGGACGGTTACGGTGTACGGGGACGGGGCAGTGAAGGCATGGCGCTGGACAGGGAAGCTGCCCCGGGGTATCGACCTCTCGTCCGGTTGGCGGGCGAGGGCAACGGTGCAGGGCAAGGACCGCGAGTTCGAGGTGCAAAGCGCGATGCTCGTCGTCGCGTGGACGGTCGAGCTGACGGAGGTGCAGTGATGGCCATGAAGTCCACCAGCTACAAGAACAGAAGCAAGGTTCGAGCTAGCAGGGCATCGAGTACTGCTAAGAGCGCGTCTAAGACTGCCAGAGATAGAAGAAGAAGGCCATCTGTAAGGCGCGAGGCGAGAAGCAAGGCTTCTCTCTATCGTAGGATGGCAAGCCAACAGCGCGGAAGGCGTACCGGCGGACCTAGCCGCCGCCATCGAAACTCAAAAGGTCGGTTCGCATAGGAGTCTTCTATGCCCGTCACCGACTTCCTGCATGATGAGGCCGTGGTAGACGCGGTGTGCGACGAACTCAAGGCACACCTCCCGTCGTCCTGGGTGAACGAGGTCGGTGCTGGCGGAAACAAGTACTTCAGCCTCAAGCGCCTGGAGTTCGGCGACCTGCGGGACTACCGTTTCGATCCGGAGGAGTCCTGGCGCAGCATCGTTCCGTTAGTCTTCGCGAAGTCCACCGGGGCGATATGGCGCAGGGACTACAGCGGTATCGGCGGCAAGCAGGGCATTCAGTACAATGTCCGCGTCGTCCACGTCTGGAACCATGACCAGTGTCGCGACGTGACATCCGGCCAGTGGGTAAGCCCCGCGCGGTCGCGCTGCCAGCGGATGAAGAAGCTGAACCAGGCATGCTTCCAGGGGGCGACGCGCAAGCTCGACGACCCGACGCTTACCACCGCCGACAGCGGGGTTACGGCCAGCCTGTCGGTTGTGCGGTTCGTCGGTTCGTACCTGGAGGGGATTGAGGACCTGGACCTCCTGCCGGGGCGCTACTACGGGGTGGCGGTGGACCTGGAGGTTATCACGGTGACGTTCTGAGCCGTTGCCGGTTGCCGGTCGTGAGTCGCAGAGTCCAACAGAAGGAGGGGAGCCCCAATGGCGCTGAACACCAACGCTCCCTATAGCGGCGAAGTCGAATACGGTCGAGTGGCGGGCGACGAACCCGGGGTTGCCGTCAACGGCGGTTCCCTCACCATCGACCCGCAGGTTGGGTACACTGACGGTATCGGGATGCAGCGGGCCTCGCACCGGAGCCACTACACGGGGGTCGTGTCCTACGACGTGGTCTACCCGGTGAAGGCGCTGCTGAGCGGGATGCTCCGCGCGTCGGCGAGCAACAGCGTTGCGGCAGTCGCCTGTATCGCCGGGACGCAGGACGGGGAGTGGACCCTATCCTCCTGCCAGCCCAGCGGTTTCACGGCGCGGTGTGCGGTCGGCGAGCCGTTGAGCGTGAACCTCGGGTACTGGGGCCTGCCAACGCAGACGGCGACCGGCGCGGCGCAGGGCGCACCTTCCACGAACGTGGACGTAGACGCCTGCGGGTTCAGCGTGGCCGTCGATACGGTTGACTACTTCGTGCAGTCCTGGGATGTCTCGCTGAACACCAACCCCGGGTGGTGGGTAGCGCAGAACCACACGACCTCCGACAGCGCGCCGGATGGAGTGCTGCTCGGCGTCCAGGAGGTAACGCTCCGGCTGTCCTGCGCGAAGCAGATACCGGACACGGTGGCGAAGTTCACGCCGGACGAGCATGACGAGGACATCGACGTGACCATCATCGGGGTCAACCCATCCAACGCGGCGCAGATTACGTTCACCCTGTCGGAGCTGTGCACCCCGACCGAGACGGGCTCCCATACGGTCGGCGGACTGAAGGTCTGGGATTACGAGTTCACGGCAGCGAAGCAGCTCGGCGTGCTGACGGTCACGTAAGGAGGTGCGCGAATGGCCCGCCAGCGTAAGAAACGCATACAGCAGTGGGGTGGCAACCCACCAAGGATTCGGAAGAAGCCAGGCACGAAGAAATGGCGCGGAGGGCCGAAGTATGAGTTCAAGGACAGCTTCGGCAATCCACGGACCCGCAGTAAGCGGGTCCGCCAAAGCGCCAGGAAGTTTGACCGGGCCATGCGAACCAGACGGAGTGGTGTCACGGAGAGGCGTACCTACGGGACCGGCTCTTTTGCGGTACGAGGAGGTAGGCAGCGTTGAGCAAGTGGAGCAGCGTTGCGAAGCGCCTACAGCAGACCACAATGCGCGAGACGTTCCGCAAGCCTTCGCGCGGGAAGCGTCCTCGGAGAACGCTGGCGAGTCTCAAGTCCGACCCCGCCCGAATGATGGTGCTGGTGAAGAACCAATTCAAACAGCAGGCGGCCAAGGTTAGGAAGGGGACGATAGACCGAAGGACGGGGATTGGACGGTTGAAGGGTATGGCTTCCTGGGCAAAACGCCAGGGGATGCCGATGAGCGTATTCCGCCGTCGAAGGAAGAGGTAGCCCATGCCGTCGCCGGACTCTCAACACCATCGAAGGAGGTCCTCCCGTGGAGGTCCAGATAGGCAAGCGCAAGTTCACGCTGGAGCAGACCTGGGGCGAGTACAAGGCGTTCCTGGACGCCGACAACGAGCTTGACCTGAAGCTGCTGGAGGCCCAGGACGCGAAGGACATCCGGGCCGCGTTGGCGGTCCAGGCCCAGCGGCGGGAACTACACGAGGCCCAACTTGCGCGGTGCCTGAAGCAGATTGAGGGGAAGCCCGCCGAAGAGGCGCTCGACGGGATGGACTGGTCGGAGCCCGCGCTGCTCGTCCGGAAGCTCCTGAACCCGGCGGCGGAGCTGGACGCGGCCCCTTTCGGGGGGACGCCGGGCAGCGGATAGGCGGGGGCAGGAAGCGGCCTCCGAAGCGGACCTTCGAGCAGTCGGTGTTCGTGTTCGCCAAGGAAGGCAGCCTTAGCAGCCCGCCTATCGAAATCGTGGAGCACTGTTTCCTCGCGGCGCTGCACGGGTACACGCGCAAGGCCCTGAACGAGGAACCGGCGGACTGGGTACTGCGGCAGTTCATCATCCTGAACGCGCTGGCCGAGGAAGAGGGCAACCGAGCGAGGCGGCAACAGCAGCAGGCGAAACACCGGAGACGGTAGTCATGTACACCGCCCACGAGACGGTCGGCCTCGAACTCAAGTACTTCGCCAAGGACTCCCTCAGCGGAGGGCTGAACTCTGCGCGCGGGTCCCTGACGAAGTTCGCGCAGTTCGCCCAGGGGATTGCGGCGAAGGTCAAGGGCGCGTTTCGGGCCATATGGACGGCGGCGACGGGGCCGGTCGGGATGCTGATTGGCGGCATGGGGATTGCGGGCGCGGGTTACGGGCTGTTCTCGTACCTCAAGGGAGCGGTACAGGTCGCAGGCGACTGGGAGACCTACCTCGCCAAGCTGACCGTCGCGCTCAAGGACGCGACGAAGGCCAAGCAGGCCTTCGAGTGGGCGAAGCAATTCGCGGCCAAAACTCCGTTCGAGATGGGAGAGGTTGTAGACGCCACAACGAGACTTGAATTATACGGAATGGCGGCCCAAAAGTGGCTGCCACTTGTCGGAGACATGGCTGGCGCGATGGGGCGTTCGATTACGGACGCGGTGGAGGCCGTGGCCGACCTTGTGTCCGGCGGCGGGACGGAGCGTATCAAGGAGTTCGGGATTACCTCCAACGTGCTTATCAAGTACGGCGCGAAGTCCAGCGGACCGGGCTCCCTGTCCTACGCAGGAGACGAGGCCATCGAGAGGCTGAAGCGCGCGCTGGAGGCCGTCATCAGTAGCCGGTACGGCGGCGGGATGAGCAAGATGCTAGAGACCTGGAGAGGGAAGACCTCGAACCTCGCGGACGCCTTCTCGCAGATCAAGGGGCGGATTGGCGAAGGGATGATGCCCGCCCTGAAGCGGGTCGTGGACAAGACCACAGAGTGGCTGAACAAGCTGCTGGCGAGTGGGCTGCCTCAGAAGTTGGGGGCGACGCTGGGGAAGGCCATCGACGCTATCTTCGCCAAGTTCCAACAGGGGGTCGAGTGGGTCATCACGAACTGGCCGAGGATCAAGGAGGCAGCAGTCCGCGAGTTCGCCGTCGTGAAGGAATGGGCCACGGGCATCGCGGACAAGATCAAGGAATGGGCCGGGTACGGAACCTCGGCGAAGTCCGCGTTCAAGGGCTTGGGGGATGATATCGGCAAGGGCGCGACGGCGCTCGGCGGGATTGACGAATCACTCAAGTCGATCAAGCAGTCTACGGATGCCGCCGCAATGGCCGCTGTTGACCTGAACAACATGTGGGCCATGCTCCGTATCGGGGGTTGGGCGACGGTCGAGATGTTCTGGGCCATGTCGGAGGGGATGAACATACTCGCCGAAACGGCAGAGATGGTCTCCAACCCGCAGGCATACCTATTGAAGAGAATCCTCTTCGGGAAGACCGAAGGCCAGAGGGCGATAGAAACAGCACAGCACCAGCGGGAACTCGCACGGGCAGAGGCGGAGAAGGCAGGCAAGGATTACACTGAAGGTATCGAAAAGGTGAGGGAACTCCTGAACGCCCAGACAACCGCGCAACTCACGAAGACGACACCCGTGAAGCTCGAAGGCCAAGCAAAGGCCCCCGACAACCTAACCGGCGGCTACTACTACCCGTCCGTCAAGGGCGGCCCGACCTCCTCGGGCTATCGGCAGACAGGGTATGGGCCGGTCACGTACTACGGTCCTGGGCTCAAGCCTCCCGAGGGTTCGCTACCCGCAGCGGTTTCCCCCATTCGCGGAGAGCGCCCCGAACTGCCCGGCACCATGCGCCAGAAGGGTGCGGGGGAGGTCGTGGTGCGCGTGAAGAACCCGAATGACTTCGCCAACGCCTTCAAGCAGGGCCGCCGCGCGGGCGCTATGCAGCCCGCCTTCTGAAAAAACTCCCGCCGCCCCGTTGACAGGACCTTGCGCGGTATGATATTGAATGCCGCCGCAATGAGACCCCCGACCCCGACAACTGTCCGCGTAAACCCCGTTTGCCGAACCTGCCCGAACCCGCCGCTGACTCCCGACGCCTGCCCGATGGCTCGGGAGTGCTTCGTCAATGGCCCCCAAGCGAGCGCGCGGCGGAACCCCGGTAAGCTGGCGAAACCGGACGGGCGCGGGGTACGGAGGGTCATCCGATACGAGGAGGGGACCTGACGGGAATGCTTGGACACGCGCTGCAAGTCCCGCTGCCGGACGGCCGCACCCTGTGGGGCCTTGCCTGCCCCGAACACGGACTGCGGTACTCGTGCCCCGAACGGCGCGGGGGCAGGTGGAACATGGCTGCGTTTGTCCGGCACAACGGACAAGCCACTCCGGTTCCCGGAGAGCGGATTGCGTGCAGCGAGTGCCGAGAGTACCTCGCCTATGCCGGTGGACGAGGCAGTTTTCTATACGTGCCAGACGTCTGTCTGGACCAACTCAGAGAGGTCGCGAGAGGCCTCGGAGAAGCAGAGGAGAGAGACGCATGAGACGAAACAGAGGTTTCACCCTGATTGAGCTGTTGGTCGTCATTGCGATCATCGCCATCCTGGCGGCGATCCTGTTCCCCGTCTTCGCGAAGGCGCGGGCGAAGGCGCGGACGGCCGGGTGCGCGTCGAACCAGCGGCAGATTGCGATGGCGCTCATCATGTACGCAGGGGACTACGACGGGAACTTCCCCTATAACGCCTGCTGCCCCGCCGGTTCGCGAGTCCTGTGGCAGGACATGCTCGCCAGTTACGGACCGAATGTCAACCGCTGGGGAGACTTCTGGGGCTGCAAGGAGGGGATGAACTACAACCTCTCCTACTACATGGGCGGCGCGGCGAACGGGCGCTTCACCTTCAACATGGATAGCGGGTCGCGGCAGGTCGGTATGTCGGTCAAGCACCCCGAGTCTGTAATGGCGACCGCCGAGACTACGACGTGGTCGGCCACGATGGCGAACGGGAACCCTGCGCCCTTCTACGTCGGCCCGCACAACGGCAGCACGAACATGAGCTTCCAGGACGGGCATGTCAAGCTGGTCTCGCCTGCATGGTTGCAGGATGAGTACGATAACGGAACCGATGCGAACGGGCGCGGAGCGTGGTACTGGTGGTGGCGCTGATGGCCCACCTTCTGTTCGTTCTGGCATTCGCGGCGCAGGCCGACCCAACCATCTACGGATGCTACGAGTCGGTCAACCGGGCCATGTATCCGGACCTTGCGCGGCTCTACTTCAGGGACCAGTACCGTCATGGGATGAGGAACGGAACCGTGAGCGGGAACACCTGCCATGCGTTCGGGCCGAACCAAGTGATTGGCCTCGCGCGGCAGGTTGACATGATGGTGGAAGAGGGGATTGCGACGCCGGGCGCGCCGATGTTGGCGCTGAGTCTGGACCCCAAGGACATCGCGGCCTCGAAGTCGTTAGCGCGCTACCCGGCGCGTTGGCCGGAACTGGTCTGCGGCAACGTGGACGAACCGAACCCGAACCTGATTCGGGCCGTGCGGGAGAACGGGTCGGCAGCCTGGGCGGCGGGTGTCCGCAGCGGGACGGCCATTGCGGGCTACAACCTCTACCTGGACCCCGAGAGCGTCAAGTACGACGGACACCTCGCCAACTGGCTCGATATGTGGATCGTGCTGGCGTCAACATGGCAACCGAGCCTGCATCGGAAGGCGCTTGAATCGACCGCTGACCTGTGCGCCTACTGGTCCTATCCGCGCGAACCCGACCGCGACCGCTACGTGTCCGGGTTGTGGTGCTGGAAGGCGAACCCGAAGGTCTTCTACTACTGGGCCTACACGCACGATCCGAACACGGGCATCCTGCCGAACGGCGTCAGGCAGCACGCGAAAGACGACGACTTCTCGTTCGTGTACCCGTCGCCGGATGGTCCGGTGAGTACACCGGCATGGGAAGCGGCTGCTGAGGGCATACGAGACCACGAGTTACTTGACCGGCTGGCGGAGAAGGGCGGGAGTGAGGCGTGGCTGTCGGAACTTGCGAACAGTCTGCCGGACATCTGCCCCGTGCCGCCGAAGCCGACACCGTTCATGGATTGGAAGACGTTGCGTCGCGAATGCCTGAGGAGGCTACAGGAACCGTGATTGAGTTCCGTGAGGACCAGGGCAGGACTCCCCATGTCGGCGACGGGCTCATCCGCGACCTGTGGCTGGCCGAGGCGAACATCGGGCGTATCTGGTTCCCTCGCGGTGTCACAGACCGCTGGGCGCAGGCGTTGACGATGGCGCTGCGGAGGCTGCGGGGTGAGCCGGTGATTGAGGTCCTGATAGACTGCGATGGAGGAGAAGGTCGCAGCTTCGAGCCCTGTCGAGAACTCTGGTGGAGGTGGAATAGACGCCTGAACACCATCTCCACCGTCCTCGGCCACGCCCATTCGGTCGGCCTCAGCTACTCGGTCTGCGCGACGACTCGGCTGGCCTATCCCGACGCGCACTTCATGGTTCACGGAGAGCACCTGCGAATAGGACCGATGCACGAGAACGGGCACTTCCTCGAAGACCACTATGCGGCGGATTGGCTAGCGCGGTTCACGAAACGGACCTATGAGGAGTGGCTGGCATACATTGCGGACGGAGTGGAGCACGGGTTCGGGGTTGACGAGGCGCTGGAGTGGGGCGTGATTGACGAAGTCCTGGAGGGAGTCTGATGGAACGCGAGTTCACGGTATGCGCGGTCGGCCTGCCGAATGGGGTGCTAGTCGGCATCTACCCGGAAGGTGTACTCTCGGAAACGACGCCCGGAGTCGGTTTCAGTGAAGTCTTCAGTCCGCTCAAGCAAGTGACTGTGCCCGGCGGCGTGGACTTCGAGGAACGGGTCAAAGAGGCCGGCCGCGAACTCATAAAGTGGGCCAAGGATCGGGAAGCCGAGCGCGCGGTCGCCCGCAAGTTCCGGGATTGCGCGAATGCCGCATTGAAAACACTGGAGGTCGTCTGACGTGACCTTCAACACCTCCTTCCGCCCGACCGGCTACCGCGACCTGCACCTGGGAGGCGCGTGGAACGCCTATCTGAATTGGCTTGTAGCAGCGCGGTCGGGCGGTGAGTTCGTGCTTATCCAGGACGACCTCTGGATGCACTACGGGGCGACGGGGCTGTCGGGCTTCGGACCTCGGGAGGGGATGGAACGGTATGCGGAGGACCTTGCGTGGCTCGGTATGCCGCCGAACCGCTGTCACCTGTCGAGCGAGAACCGCGAACGCCACTTGTGGGCCAACGCGAAACTCGGGTACCGGGAGCCCTTGGTCATCGGGCAGATGCCGATACTGTCAACGCCAGTCCGGCGGATGCTGAACCCATGCGACTTCAACGACCGGCTGCCGCCCGCCCCTGGCCTCGGGATTGAGGGCTACATCTATCGTAGCGATACGACCTTCAGCCCGTGGCACCTGACCTGCTGCGTCGTGGACTCGGTGGATTTCAGAATCAACGCCTGGGTAGCGGGGGACGACCAAGTCCTCTATGACGCGCTCTGCATTGACCTCTGCCAGCGTCTCGGGTACCCGCCCCCCCTCTCTTTCTATCACCCGAACGTAAAGCGAACGGAGGCCGTTGACAAGCTGAGCAAGAGCGGGGAGACGGTCACGATTCGTGACCTGCGCGCGGCGGGCTACACGGCGGAGTCCATCCTGAGCACGCTGATGGAGTGCAGCCGCCTGAGCTACAATGCGGGACACCAGTCGGTCGTTCTGCCGGAGGGGGTCCTGGAACTCGGAGCGGAACCCTGGCGTTCGGACCGCGCCCCGTGGCTCAGGCACCGCAACCCGGACCTGGAGGATTGTGCGGCGGGCATAGTGCCAGAGGACCGGAGCCCCGACGAACGGGCTGCAATCATGGCCGAGGCGCAACGCCGTCTGCGGGAGGGTGTCGATGCCGTGCGAACTCTCTGACGGCGGGTGGCGATATACCGGCCACGACGCTATCCCCGACATCGGGAGGAAGGTACGCCTGCCGTTGTGGAAGTTCGTGAACAGGGGGAACATCTGCCCGGAGTCGGTGCTCGACACACACCCTCCCGACGCGCACGGCAACCGCTACACGGGGCGGGTTGTCGTGGACTGGTGGCCGGACAACGAACCGGTCACGATAGACCACCTGGACATGTTCGGCCCACGCGACGTAGTAGCGTGGCCGCTGTACTACGGGGCACCGCACGCGAACATACGCGGGCCAGGAACGGGGGTAAGGCTGCGGAGCTATGACGTGAACCTCGCGCTGCTGGCCGACCTCTGCCAGCGGTATCCAGGCATCGGCATCATGCTGGGGAACTGCGGTTCGGAACTGGCGTATCACCACCTCCTATGCGCGCCGGACCAGCGTCACCGCGAGTGGGTAATCGAACAGGATGTGCGGTTTGTCCGCGAGACCGGCAAGCTCGTGCGAGACTTGGGCGGGCGTCCGTGGTGGGGACCGATGGAGCGGGAGGTCCTGATTGACTGCTACCACGGGGGCTGGAGGATGCGCGCGGCGGCCCAGGAGTTCGACGGGGCATTCGTGGTCTTCCAGGAAGGGGGGATGTTCCCGCGCTGGACGATGGTCTACGGCAACTCCGAAGCGGACGGAATATGGCTCGACGGAGAGGAGGTGCCTCACCCGTCCCGGCCCGAGTGGAGGGATGACTACGGGCTATTCGTCGCGTGGAGCCACCGCGAACCCTATCCGTACCCGAGGCTCCTGCAGTACTTTACCGACTTCGAGGTCTGGCACTGCATCGGGTACGACCGGGAGTTCCTGCTGGGCTACGACAACACGCTGGCCTACCATCGCTGCCGGGGGATGGTTTACTGATGCTCCCGTACTCCTGCTCGCACGTCCGGCTGCGGGTCCTGACGCGGCCATTCCTGCGGACGGCCTTCCTGCATGGGGGAGAGGTCCTGTTCGAGCTCCCCTCGATAATGACCATGAACTATGACGTTCGGCACAGCGGTCACGTTCCGCCGGTGGCTGCGGTCTGCCCGACCTGCGGCGAACCGTGCGGTTGGCGGCTCGTAGAGCCCATCTGGCGGCCTCCAGTAAGCGAAGTGGGGTTGGAGGGCGGAGGCGAGATTCCGACCCCGTAGAATGGCCCACAGCGGCCTTCACAGGCGACTTCACAGAACCGCAGGGTAGAGGGAGGAATAGGCCGTGAACGACCAGAACGTAGACTCGGGCCGGACTCAACGAGGAGACATCATCATTCGAGGGATAGAACAGGAGGTTGACGAACTCCTGCGGGAACTAGACGCGGCAGGGAAATGCCCACAATGCGGGTCGGCACTCGCCCTGAAACTCTTCTCTGATGGGGTACTCTGCCCGGAGTGCAAGTGGAGCCGGTAGGCTACTGGTGGAATGGCAGGTTCGTTGCATAGCCTCCGGCGTTGACGACCATAGGCGGGAGGTGCTACGATGTTCACGCAGGGCGGGAAGCGGCTAATCGTACTGTTGTCGGTGTTCCTGGCGGGTGTGCTTGCGGGGATGTGGCGGGCGGAGTGGGAGGCGGGTAACACGTCGGATGAGAAGCGGGCGGCGCTGGAGGAGAAGGTCGCGAACCTGGAGGCGACCGTCAAGTTCTACCAGGGACTCTCGCAACCGACAATGCGCGAGAGGATACTGAGCGGGGGGCAATCGGGATGGGCGTCCTCGCAGTCGGGGACCAGCTACGCTTCGACGGGGCGGAAGGGACCGTCCGCGCCGTTACCAGCACTACCGACGCCAACGGGCGGGGGACCGTCACCTATGGGGGGAGCACGTTCCACTTCCGTGCGCTGAAGGCAACGGTCTCGGGCGTAGACTACCCTCTCGTCGCAACCTCTGACGCGGTGTTCCGGGTCGGGGTCCTCCAGAACGACTCCGACCCGTTGTTGTTTGCCCTCGTGCTGGACGACGGCCCGGCTCCGTGGGGCTGGGGGCGGCGCGTCCTCGGGAAGACCTCGTGGGCGGCGGCGGGAGACTACGCGGCGGCGGACTCCGTGGTGTTCCGCATGGGCTGGGCACCGGGTACGATCACGATCCAGAAGGGCGGGGTTGCTCAGGCGAGCGTGTATGCCGAGCTCGTGCTGACCTACTCGACCTCAGACGGGGTGCATGAGGCCTGGTGGCAGCCCGCGTACCCATCGAAGGCGGGGTCAACCTGGGGCGCGGCGGAGGGGCGCTTCCAGACGGACGGCAGCGGCATCCTGTGGGATGTCACGACCGGCTCGGCGCTGCCGATTATCGTACCTCGCGGGTTCGGGGCGCTCGGCTATAGGTCGGCGGCTACGGATGGCTGGCCCGACTGCCCCGAGGCCGAACGCCTGCTAACCGGGGTAGAGGTCTGGTACCTGCAGGAGTCCGCGCCTGTGAGCGAGGGAGCGAGCACGACGCTGAACGTGGCCTCCTGCGAGCTGACCGTAACCGGCCCGGTCGGGGCTCAGATAATCGCCTACTGGGAGGGCGCACAACGGAGGGCGGCCCATACCATCCCGATTGGCGGGTCGCGCACGCTGACTGGCCTGCCGCCGGGCGAGTACGCGGTTGCCGCATTTCACCCCACTGACACGACCAAGGAGGTTCCGCGCGGGTCTACCACGCTGGCCGCAAACGGCGGGACCGGAACCGTCGCGCTGGGCTCCTGGGTAGACCATAGCGCAGACAGCGTAATCCTCGTGCGGGCCTACCTGGATGGCTCGGCTGACCGCGCGGTCGGGGCGGCGGTCTGGAAGAGACGCGGCACTCCCTCCGTCTGGGAGCAGGCCGGAACAACCGACGCCAACGGCGAGGTCACCGTCTCGATGACGGGCGGCGTAGCGCAGATTCGGATCATCGACGACCGAGGGTGCGCGGTCACGACGCAGGTCCTCAGCGCGGGAGAAGTGTGGGACCCGCAGATTACCTTCCGGATCGGAGTTTGCCGGTCGGCGACGTGGTCGCCCCAACCCGCCTACGTCGAGGGGCTGCTGCCCTGGGGGAACGCGGGAGTTCACCCGAACCTGGAACTCGGCGGGCCACCCGCGTACCTGCAGAACGAGTCCAGCGGGGACCAGTACCAGTTCGCGGATGCAAGCCTCGGGAACGGGTACATGAGCGAGACGCTGCCGCACACGGTGCTTGACCTCTCGGGGACGACCATTCCAGCCTCGGCCCTGCAGTCCTACAGCCTATACGACATGGACGACACGCTCATCTCTTCGGGCTGGCAGATGTGGCCGGTCGCGGACCCTCCGTGGACTCCGGCTTCGCCGTCCTGGTGGGAGAACCTGACCGAGGGGCGTCCGGTCTACGGGGCAGTCGGCGGCAAGATTGCGGGAAACGTGGTGGAGGCCTCTCGCGGGGACCTGGTGACCGTGGACAACCTTCGCGAGGCGGCGCGCATGGGCCTGGAGACCGGCAAGTTCACGCAGCCCTTGGAGGTGCGCTCGTACTCCGCGACGGCGGCGCTCAGCACCCGACCGACGACGTTCACCTCCGCCGAGTGCCCATACTGCGGGGGGCCTGTCTGGAGCGAGCCAGATGGCGGAGGATACCAGCGAGGGTACTGCATCCCCTGTGCCGCGAACGGGGCGATAGTCGATGCCCGCCCGTACTTTCTGACACAGACATTGAGTGCGCTTGACGACTGGTGACGTTGACTCCGGGCAGCCGATGAGGTATACTGTCTACAGGCTGAGGTAGCAGTCGCAATCCAGACCGGATACGCGCTTTGCCCCGCGCCCGGGTGGCTGCTACCTCAGCCCCCAAACGCGGGGCATTCTACTTTGAGGTGCAAAGTGGAACCAAAGGTAGACCCAGACTTTCAGAAGCTGTTGCCCCCTCTTTCGTCGGGGGAACTCAACGAACTCGAAGCCTCAATTCGGGATGAGGGCATACGCGAACCCCTCGTTTTATGGCGCGGGGTGCTGATTGACGGGCACAATCGTTTTGATATCGCAAAGAAACACGGCCTGCCGTATCGTACGACTTCGTTGGACTTTGAGGACCGAGCGGCCGCCAGAAAATGGGTCATACGTAACCAACTTGGGCGACGCAACCTCACCGCCGATTGGGTAAGCTACCTGAGGGGCCAGGAGGTGAAGGAAGCGCCGAGAGAGGCGGGGTCAAGGACCGACACCTCGGGAAAAAATGTCACAAGGTTACAGGAGCTTGCTGGCGAACATGGTGTTGACCGGAGAACACTGCACCGCGATGCCCACTTCGCCGAGGCTGTAGACACCGTGGCGAAAGCGGCTGGAGAGGATACCCGCGATACTCTCCTATCCGGCAAACTGACCCGCGAGGAAGTAAAGAGGCTCTCCCAGATTGCAGAGGAACGTCCGTGCGACGTTCGGGCTGCAATCATGGAGACTAGCGACAAGCCGCCCGCAGAAGCGCGGAAGACCGAGGCGTGGCAGAACATCCACTCGTCGAAGTCTAACGAATGGTATACGCCGGAGGAATACATCGAGGCTGCCAGACGGGTACTCGGCAGCATTGACGTTGACCCGGCCTCAAACGAGGAGGCACAGACAAACGTCGTCCGCGCGGAGACGTACTACACTGAACAGGAAGACGGGCTGGCCTACGACTGGCGCGGTACCGTGTGGCTGAATCCGCCGTGGGGCAAGGAACACCCGCAGTTTGTGGAGCGGCTCCTCAATCAGTACGCGCGGGGCAACACAACGGCGGCGATACTACTCGTCAACGCGCACTCGACAGACACGGCATGGTTCCAGCCGCTATGGAACCACATCCTCTGTTTCACCGACCACCGAATCAACTTCTACGGGTCAGAAGGTTCCGGGTCAACGCACGGAAGCGTGTTCGTTTACCTGGGGCCAGACCGCAAGGCATTCGCAGAGGCATTCTCTAAGTTCGGGGCCGTTGTGGAGCGCTATCATGCCTAACCTTCGTAGCAGGGACGCATACCGCGACGCAGCGTGGGATTGGTCGTGCCTGGACGGGTGCTTCTCCGGCTCGATACGCCCCACCGACATTGACGGCCTCGTTGAGAGGAAGGGACACGCGCTGTTTCTCGAAGCGAAGCCGCCCAACGGGTATCTGACGGTCGGGCAAGAACTGACATTCAAGTCCCTTTCACGCAAGCCGCTTCTATGCGCGATAGTCTTCTTCGGAGAGGACGGGAAACCACCGTCCATTGAGCGGATTGACTTGTACCAGAATGGTGTTTGCCGAAGCCTCGGCGGTGCGTCATTCGGGCTGCTGCTGGAGGTGGTTTCGTCGTGGTACAAGCACGCCGACTCTGGTGTGCAGTCCGAGTTTGAGTGGCGCGCCCACGCTTGACCTTCCCCCGTGAAACTGCTACCCTTTCCCCATGCAAACCTTCGTCCGCAACACGACGGCAGGCGGGCACGCTGACCGACCCGTGACCGGCTGGCCGCGCCCCGCCGAATACTACGAGACCGATGACTACCTCGTTGACCCGTGGGCGGACGGCCTGCCCCGCTGGGTAGCGGTCCATATCGTCCTCGGCTCCCTCGCGGGCGGCGTGTTCATCGACGGGGAGTCCATCGCCGCCGCCGAGGCCCGCGTCGGAGACACCATCGGGCCGGTACAGTTGAAGCTCAAGCTGACCGCCGATTACATGGGCTCCGGCAAGACGGTACGTGTCACCGCGACCAACGCCTACACAGGGGCCGCCGACGTGCTGGAGGCGACGGTACCGCAGGGCGCGGACTCGGGGGACCTCGTGTTCCTGAAGTGGGCTCCGCACGACGAGTACCCTGGCGCGCGGAACTGGTACACGGACGTGACCGCCGTCAGCGAGGTCTCCGGCGACGGCTACCTCGCCTGCCAGATAGTGAACGACGGCCCTTCCTGGCGCAGCAGCACCGGCGTGATTGTCCTCCACAACGCGCACTCCCCCTATGCCGTAGACGCGCGCCTGGGCGGGCGAGACCCGTACATGGTGACCGAGGCCCGCGTGGGCACGGTCCACCTCGTCTATCTGCGCGACGGGCAGGTTATGCACTCCGTCAAGGAGTTCGGGGAGGCGTTCGCGGACCCGTACTCCGTGACGCAGCGGGCGAACTGGGCCGCCGCTTGCCGACGCCCCTGCATCGGGCGGCTGTACCAGGGCGGGGCGCTCCTGTGCTCGGCGACCTCCAACGGGGCGACGTGGTTCTGGCGCTCGCAGACCAATGGCGACTCCTGGGAGACGCTGACGAACATCCCTGTAGAGTACGCCCAGTGGTTCGTCGAGCCGCGCACCGAACTGCTGCACCTCGTGGGCCTCCAAGGCGGCGCGGTCGTCTACTCATGGTCCGACACCAACGGGCTCTACTGGTCCGCGCCGGAGACGGTGGCGACCTCAGACGGGACGGTCCCTCCAACAATCACGCGGCAGGGCGCGAGGCTGTACGTTCAGGCATACGTGGGCGGGCGCACGCGGACCTACAGGTATACGGGCGCGGAGTGGCAGCTTGCGGGCAGCCTCGGCACTTGACGCGCGGCGCGGCGTGTGCTACCCTTCGGTCATGCTCGCAGACACGCTTTCCCGCACCGAACTGACCGGCGTTGTCGGCCTGCTGTACGCGGCGGGCCTGTCGGGCGGGAACGGGTACGCGGCCTTCAGCGAGGACTCGGGCGCGACGAACTACGAGGCCCCGGTGAAGGTGGCAGACGACGTAGACGAGGAGAACCCCGCGCTGACCCTCGGCCCGGGCGGCGAGTGGTTCTCGGCGTTCGTCCTCGGAGACAAGGTTCGCGTCTACCGCAGCCGGGATCACTGCGGTAGCTGGGCAGTCACCCAAACTCTACAGTAGGGGCGCGCGATGACCCCTCCAACCTACGCCGTGCGAGGCAGCCGCTACTCCTCCGAGGAGACCCTCCCCGAACGGGTCACTCGGCGGATTGAGGAGAAGCAGCAAGCCCGCATCCGCCAGAACGGGACCTTCAGCACGTACAACTGGCGTTTCGACGGGCGACGGTCGCCAGGACGGCTGACGGCGGACAGGGCAGGCGGGAAGACCGGCGCGAAGTGCTCAAGCGGTCCATAGCCCGGGCGATCATCGACAAACCCCACGCTGACGGGATTGTATTGCCCGGCGGGCGCGGGCATATGCGCTCGTTCCGGTTTGACGACCCTATCCCGACCCCGCAGTTCGGACAGATCGGCCTCCAGCCATCCCCCAAGGTCCAGCAGGAGTGGGACTTCGACCGTACCGCGAACACCATGCGGTACTACCCGTCTCTGCGGTGCGCCGCGCCGAACGTGGATTGGGGGACGACGGTCAAGGACAACACCCTCTGGGATGGTTCGGTCGGCGACTGGGAAGTGCACCACAGCGACACCGAAAACCCGAACCTGTCGCGGCTCTGGCGCGAGCAATACGTGCAGTCATTCCCACGCAAGCGGTGGCTGTTCTGGTACGACGCGAGGGGGATGTACTCGACGAACCTCGCCTATGCCGGGCGCGTAGACTTCGTGGACCCGCTTGACGTGAACGGGAACAAGCTCTATGAGGAGCCGAACTTCCTCTTCCAGGCCTTCCGGTACTTCCCGAACCCTGAGTACACGGCGACGCACTACACCTATGTCGAGGTCATCCTCCGGCAGGTCGCCGAAGTCGGCTACGCGATGGAGTGGTCGGTCGGCATCCCTGGCCCCTCGGCTGACCCCGACAAGCGCGAACTGTACCTCAATGCGCGCATGGGCGAAGAGTCAACCGCCGAGTGGTACGTGGCCCAGCGCTGGCAGTGCAAGCCGCCGGAGGCCGACTCGAACGGGGTAATGTACGAGCAGCTTTTCTTCGAGACCATCGATGGGTGTTTCGTACTAACGCTGAACGGGGAGACGTTCGTCTATAAGGTTCCGCCGGAGGAGATGCCAGACGTTACGACGACGGTATACGGGGAGCCCTACCAGTTCACGATGCTGCAGCCGACGCCCTCGATACTCGTGTACGGGGCACCGGCGGTCGTGAACCTCTCGCGGATTGACTACCAGGGCTCAGACAGCACCCTGCCCGCGACGGCAGAACTGCGTTACCCATACGTGCTGGACGCCGCCCGTTTCAACGCGCAGATGAGCAACGCGAACGGTTCTGCGAGCGCATGGATTCCACCGGGCACGACGGCCTCCTGCGCGGGCGTCTTCGAGGGGCAGGAGGCGGCGACCGGCTACTACCAATACCGGCCAACGGTGACCTGCCGGACGGAGGTCCCGTTCCGGCGCGCGGTCGTCTACGTCGGGACGGTGGACTGGCCGGTGTCGATTACGGCGGGCACCTCGAACTCCTACGACACCAATGGGAACAACGTGCTCATCGCAGCCTCCGGCACCATCGGGGAGGACTGGCGGAACTCCGTCTGCGACCTGGAACTGGAAGTAGATGCCTCGGCGGCGGACGCCCTCATTGCGAACTGGAAAGGGAACAACCTCGTCGAGGTAGATGCCGGGTGGGATAGGGACACGGGGCGCGACAGCCACCGGCAGTTCACCGGCTATCTCAAGCAGCGCGCTCACAAGCGTGAGGCCGAGAAGCCCGAGCGGGTTCGCATCAGCCTGCCGTGCTCCGACGCCTTCTACCGGCTGGAGAAGAAGTACTGGGTAGACCTTGGCTGCTTCGAGGGATGGACCGCGCAGGGCATCATGGAGCGCGTCCTGGAGCAGTGCGGGTTCCCCGACACGCTACTGCTATGGGGGTCCGGTACGACCACGCTGAAACTCCCCCGCGCCGTAATGGGCGGGACGCCCCGGTTCGACTTCCGCGAGGACACCAACGTGATTGAAGGCCTGAACTCAATCATGGCGAGCCTCGGCCTCCAGTGGGGCGTGAACCAGAGCGGCATGTTCTTCGTGCGCCGACCGCTGGAGTACACGTCAGGGACAAGCACTATCGCGTTCACGCTGGATGACGACACAACGACCGCGACCGACTCGGTCTACTACCTCCACGGTGAAACGCAGTATGACGCGCTGGAGGACGGCCGCCCGTTCGTGAACTACGTCCTCGCCAAGATCGACCGGGCGGGCGAGGAACAGGTCGTCGAGGTGTGGGATTACCAGTCGTCTACGCAGTCCGAGTACAGCCTCACGCACCACGTAAGCACCGCGTCCGACTTCATCGGAGACGACTGGTGGCATGTCCTCGTGGCCGAGGACGTGCAGAGCGCCTACGACCTCGCGAACCGTATCATCCGCAACCGCGCAGGGGACCAGACGGGCGGGCTCATCGCGAACCGGCGGCGCACGATAACGTTCCAGGCGAACGGGAAGCCGGGCCTGTTCCCCGATGACTACGTGCAGGTCCAGGCCACGGGGGTCGGGGTGCCAACAGACAGCATCTACCAGATCGTGCAGAAGGACTGGAGCGTCTCGGAAGGAACACAGCAGTTCAGCGCGACGTACACGGCGAGGTTCGTCCAGTAGGGGCGGCCCTCGCTGCCTTGCGCCAGGGGCCGGTTCGTGCTACAGTGCTTTGGGAGGCGGACATGATAATCGTATGGCCGTGGCAGAAGCACCGACTTGAGACGCACTACGATTACGATACGATAAAGTGCGCTATCAAGCGCATCCGACTGCGCCTGGGCCCGGATGGCGACGGAAGTCTTCCAGCAGATGACCTCGCAGCATTCGCGGCAAGGCGCTGGCCGTCAATGCAGGAGGACATCAAAGCTCTCGATGAGGCAGCGGATAGGATAGCTGTTCGCCACGGGGCGGGATACTCGAAATGAGACGCACCAGGACCGCCGGACGACGAGACCTCCGCACGGTAGTGCATGTCGGCGTGTGGGGCGTTCACCAATGGGATGCTGCGCGGGTATGGGGCTATCACGACACCACGCGGGCGCGGCTCTACCTGGACAAGTACTCCGGCCTGTGCCGGTGGGGGCGCGGGTACTGGACGACCGACTTTTGGCTCCGGTGGAAGACGTAGCAGGAGGTGAGACATGGGCTCCTACCAGCAGTTCACGAACAAACCAAGCGTGTCCAACGGCGACGCACTCAACCCGACGACGCAGATCAATAACCCAGCCCAGGGCATCCAGGATGAGTTCGAACTCCGGTCGGGCGACGGATGGATAGACGGGATTGTGAGCGGCCTGCGCCCGGTCACGACCAACGGGACCTCTTCGGTTACGGTGCCCAGCGGACGCGCCTATGCGGTAGGCAAGCAATACGTGGGCAACGAAACGAAGACGATGACCGGGAACAGTTCCGGCTCCTACACCCTCTACTATGATTCCGCCGATGATACTACAACCCTGAAGGCCAAGACGAGCGCGCTGGGCGCTGGGGAACTCCAGCTTGCGACCTTCACATGGGATGGCCTGGGGACATCGAGTACGAGCCTCGTGCTGACCGACAACGGGACGGGGAGCAAGCATGGCGTTTACCGCTATGCGAGGGACTGCCAGTTCGCGGGGCAGGTGGCGACGACCTCGCGGTACATCCTGCCAATCTTCGAGGACTCCTGGGTCGAGCGGGTAGACTCGGTTCTCGTGAACAACGGGACCAGCGGTAACACGACCTTCGACGTGCTGCTCGGCGCGGACGGGGCAGAGGGCACGAGCATCTTCACGACCACAACGCGGCGGCCCACACACGCGGCGCTGGGCAACAGCTACGACATCAGCAACAGCGGCGAACCGGACGGGGACAGGTTCCCCGACGCGGGTGAGCACCTGACTGTGAAGCCGGTTGAGGTCTTCGGCACGGGGACGGCGAGCGAAGCAACCGTGACGGTGTGGCTGCGGCCACGGTAGGAGGGCCATGATGGACTACGGACCCGAAGTGCGCCGCCAGCCGCTCCGTCAGAACTACCGCGTCGGCGATACGTTCACCGTCACCGTGGCGACCGTCTACGATGACCACTCGGGATCCTTGGCGGGCACGGCGCGGAATGTCACGACCGGCACCGGGTTCCTGGGGCTGGACCCCGAGCGAGACACCATCGGTACCTGTTCGGCGACGGGGACGACGGCCAGTATCGTAGACACCACCAACCGCACCGGCGAGACCGCCAACAAGTGGCAGTACACGAAGGTCACCCTCCGCGACTCGGACGGGCAGGAGTATACGTCCCGAGTGGCGGGCAGCGGGACAGGGACCCTTTCGGTCAACGGGTTCCCGGTCGTGCCTGTCCGAGGGGATACCTATGTGCTGCACGGTGAGCCGCTGCTGACCTTCACCGTCGCGGGCATGAGTGGGAACAACGGCACCGCGACCTGCGGCCCGACCGACCTCACGATGTACGCCGGAAGGCGGGAGCTGCACTACCTCGCCGACTGGGGGACGGACGCGCAGTGGTTTGAGTTCACGTTCGACGTGCTGGACTAGTTCCGATAGGGGGATGGCAGGAAGATGAGACTTGTGCCGCCAATCGAAGGTTTTGCGACCGAGACAATCAACACTACGCTTCACGGGCGCTCCGTGTACCGTTCGCAAGACGTTCCCGGCCACAACGTATTCAAGGGCTGGGAGACGTGGGCGAACAACGGTCACGTCGGGGTCGGCGACGGTCTCGACGTTGAGGGAGTCGGTTGGCGCACCCCGGTTGTCGCGGTCTGCGACGGAGTGCAGACGGTCTTCCGCAACGACATGACGAAGCTGGAAGTCGTCTACATCGAAGGCGACGGAGTCGTGGCCGTGTATGCCCATATCAACGCGGCCTATGAGGGAACCGGGAAGCGGTGGAAGCAGGGAGAGACTATCGGCGTCCTGCGCGGTGACCTGAACTGGCCGCACGTTCACTTCGAGCTATGGCTTGACGGCAAGGCTGTTTCCG